ATCGTTTATCACACCTGTAAGGAAGGGTTGTGTCGTTGACATTCTGACAGATTGCCGTGATCATGGTCTGACCCTTTGGAGGGTCTGACTATGATTGATTATCTTATCTGCGTCTGTGCATTGCTGATAGAATATGGGCCTTTGTCTCATCATCCACTCGCGCCAATGCTTCTTCAAGTGCCAAGCGCAACCGCGCGCTTTCATCGACGGCAGCGCTGATCGTCCATTGGCTGCGTCGCCTGGACTCTTCATATCCTTTAAGATAGGCCGCAGAAACTTCTTGCTGCAACGCCTTTAGGCGTCGCTCATATTCGGTGTCAGTCACGTTAGCACCAAAAATAACCCCGCGTCGGTAGACACGGGGCCAAGTCAAGGGGAGGTCAATACGCTCCCGACTAATAGCAGATTCCCAGACCGTCGTATAGGTAGACGGGATCAACGAGCACGATCATACTTAGCCCCTTTCAGTTTAGCTTCCCAGCATTTGACGCCATAGATCACCGTAGAATGGTCGCGCTTGAATATACGCGCAAGTTTTAAATAGCTAGAGTGGGTTTCATATCTAGCGCGATACATGGCCTTGTGACGAGCTTGCACGATCTTTGATACGCGTTTGTATCCCACAATGTCTGACGGGAATATCAAGAACTCATCAGCCACTTCGGCTATTATTTCACGCACGAACACGTCGCCTTCCTTTTCGTTGCTTGTGTCCCACCACGGCGCTCTCACCGCCGCGCCTCGATCTCTCCCGCGATCATTTCGCGTTTGATGCGGTCGTCCTCATGCTTGAGCATGAGTTCGAGGGACTCTGTTGACAACCGATACAACAGACAGAGGTAATCATAATCGCTCATTGCAATACCCACAGTAAAAGGATGAACACGGACGGAATCAACACGCTTACGCTGGCGGCTAGGCCAATGACATAGAGCGCGTGTTTCATTTGCGGTCGGCCTCGATAAGAGCAAGGATGCGGGTCGCGTGGCGCTTGCCGCGCAGTATGCGTTCCATCAGTTTGTATGGCAGATCGCCAGCGCTCAAGTTGACGTTGTTGGCCGTGATTCGCGTAAACTCAAAGCCCTTTTCGTCGTCTGGTATCGCGTCGCACGACCCGCCTTCGAATATGTAAGTGATCAATGAACTAATCCTGGCATGAGGTTGGTGAAGATAACGACCGCGATTAACGCGGTCGCTAGGTTGAGTAAAGTGGCGATGGGGCTCATTTGTAGAACCCCACTTTGCAATCCCACAACAGAAAACCGTTGTAGATGCACTCGATCTCATCGGCGTGCGGAAATAGATGACCAAAAAAGTCGTTATAGAAGTGTGTCGAATAAATCATTGTCGTTGCTCCTGGGGTTGGCGGGTCACTTATAGTGACCCAGACCGGCTGCTTGGATCTTGTGCGCGAGCGCGACGATTGCTTCTGCGCCTGGATACATGCACACCGCGAATGGATGCTTTTTGTTGTAGTTGACCAGCGCGCAGGCAGCGCGGAAGGTCTTGTCGTGGTTGCCGCTGGCGTAGGCGTTTTTGAGGTTGTTGATCTTGCCGTTCATGTGCTTGTTTCCTGTATTGGACTGTCGATGATGTAACTTATACACATGTGGACAATACTTGTCAAATACTTTTTTACAAAAAAGTTGCGTGTGGCCTAAGCGGCCACACACATCAACGCAGCGCAGTCGGGGCCAATGCCGCGATCTATGGATGATGGCACTGTCAGCGGACGGCCACAGCGACCGCATGACCCTTCGTGGCGGATCTCAAGCTGTGGTGCGATGACGCCGACTAACAGATGGCGCAGCGCGTAGTTTATGGCTCTGACTGATGGCGCATCATCAGACGCGCACGATTTGGCGCTCAAGTGTAACGACCCGCGCGCGTTGCTAAAGATGCACCCCAGGTATGCGTATTCGTTAGGCTGAATTAACAGCTTTACGAAGAACACGCGGCCATCGTCGCTTGCGCGTATTTTATAGGTGAAATGCGCGCCCGTGCGCTCGCTTGATAGTGTGATCGTAGCGTTGCCAGCAAAGATAAAGGTTGTGGCGTCATTGGCTGTTTTAAACATGTCTACTCTCCTTTTGATGATTGAGTTATACACATGTTTAAAAGTTATGTCAAATACTTTTTTACACTACGGCGGTAAAAAAGAACATGTTTTTTAGCGATGCGCGTTGCCATTGCACGGGTGAGACAAACGCCTTCGCGTAACACAATCGTCTCGCGTGGCGACTCGCGGTTGAAGCCGCTCACATGCCAAACATATCCGGCAGGAGTTTTGGTGGTGGCCCAAGCGTAACAATTAAACATTGTCGCCTCGCTCATAGACGGTTTTGCCGTTTTGGACGTAAGCAATCTTGATGATGCCCTGCGCTAACGCCAACTTGAAAGCAGCGCTCGTCGTCGCGCGACCGAAGCAGTAGGTGAACATCGTTGGGCTGATGCGCGACGCAGCAACCATGCGTTTAATGCCTTCGATGCAGGTAAGAGTTTGTTGGGTAGTCATCGTCGTGTCCTTTACGTTTGATGATGTGAGTTATACACATGTGCACAACTAGTGTCAATAGTTATTTTACACAAAATAAGATATTTTTTTACGGTGTAAGCGGTGTTAAGTAGTAAAAATGCGGTGTTGGGTAGTGAAAATGCGGTGTTGGGTAGTGGTTTGGCGGTGGTTGGGTTGAGGCAACTGTCTGTTAATGAACCCGTTTGTCGAGTTGGGTATATATATGATTAAAAATCAATTTAAAAATATTGTTATACTATTGTGCAGTGCAGCGCAAAACCTACCAGCAACTTTTTGGGCACTACCCAAACTACCCAACTCGCCAAACTCATTAACTTTTGGTAATGTTTGGTAAGGCGCGACACGGACGTTGAAAGCGATGTGAGGTGCGTTGAAAGCCAAAAACCAGGCTTCGCCCCCTCTCTTACGCAAAAACGCAGCCAGGGATTCCCTCGCTGCGTCAATAAAGACGCAGTAACATATTACGCGCGCGCCGTCAATGTTTACGTAAACTAATTTATTTTCACTTTCTGTAAAAAAGTATTTGACAAAGAGTGCGCGCCGCGCTATAAACGAATCATCGAAGGTCAAATAAAGGGAACACGACAATGCAACAAGACGCACACGTAATAGCCTGGAACGCAGCGATGCAACATAACGCGCACGTAATGACTTTAAGCGCTTGGTGGCAGAACGAACTAAACTGCACACCATACCCACGCTTTCGCCGTCGGTGAACGGGCACGCTAACAGGCGAGCGCGCGCAGTGCGCGCCGCCACGCGATCTATAAGCGCGCGATAGCAGCGCGCCCCCTTTGTTTACATAAACATGTTTACAGCAAACAAGCGCGCGCTCGCGTCAATAGAACAAAGCGCGCACATTAACTGTCACACATTTGTTTACATAAACACGTTTACCGCAAACGATAGTTTACATTCAGTTATTATATACCGCGCGTTTACATAAACATGATTATTATAAACTCCCCGTTTACATAAACACGTTTACATAAACAAAGCTGCATGATTGTAAACTGTGCCATAATGATACAGTTTACATTCAATCTCATGTTTACATAAACATGTTTACGTAAACATTAAGTTTACATTTGTTTACATTCAGCTCCGTGTTTACATAAACTTAGTTTACATTCAGCTCGGCCAGGGGGCTCTGGGCCAGAGGGAAGGCGGGAATATCTATACAGGGACTGCACGAAATTTTTATTATTTTATCAGCTTGACGGCCCTCCCCTGGCGTGTAATATTAAAAGCATGATTACTCAAGCAGAACTCAAACAATCTTTGCGAATTGATCCAGACACAGGCGACATCCTTACTTTAAAAGGACGCCCCGCAGGTTCTATGACTTGGAATGGATACCGGCGTGTAACGATAAGAGGCCGCGAATATAAAGCGCATAGACTAATATGGTTATGGGTGCACGGCGAGCATCCGCCAAAGGATATGACAATAGATCATGTAAATGGGATCAAAACAGATAACAGAATTTGTAACTTGAGACTGGCAACACAAATGCAAAATACGGGGTTTTACTTTAGACCTACTGAAATGCGAAACATATATAAGGTTAAAGATCGCTACTGCGTAGAGATGCTGTATTATGGAAAACGTATTCGACGCGAAGCTAAGACCTTGGAAAGAGCTAAAGAAATACGCGCAGAGATATATGCTATTTACCCGCCATTGTGTAATCGTTAAAGCAATGATATAAAACATTTTATGACATTCCAGTCTCTGCCATATGAGCCTCGCAGCATAGAGGCCACCGAAAAAAACTTAAAGCTGATTTACGACGCCGCGCGCAAAGGCTTGAAGGGCGACGCCCTGGCCTATGCGGCTGGCATGACGCCGCAAGAATATCGGCGATTGATACAGCTTGACCCGATAGCGGAGTATGCCGAGTATAAGGGCCGCGCTGAAGGCGAAGCGGAGATGGCTGCGGTGCTCCGCACAGCGGCGTTGGCGGGCGATAGCAAAGCAGCGCTTGAGATGCTGAAGCACGCACATGGCTGGGTAGCCAAGCAGGCTGTCAGCGTAGAGGTTAACCAGACGATCAGCATCACGGCGGCGCTTCAAGAAGCGCAACAGCGCGTGATTGAAGGGCAGATCATAGATGCAAACGACGGTATATTCGCCGGAGGAAGAACAGCGCTTGATGGCGACGCTGTGGAATCCAGCGCTGAAAAACGACCCGCTGGCCTTCGTCAGATTAGCGTTCCCGTGGAAGAAACCGAATACGCCACTTGAACACTTTGAAGGCCCGCGCAAGTGGCAGCGGGAAGTGCTCGTTGAGTTGCGCGATCACATCAAAAGCAACGACGGCAAGATAGACTTCGAGACATTGCGCCTTGCAGTCAGTTCAGGGCGCGGTATCGGTAAGTCTGCGCTAGTTAGCTGGCTAACGATCTGGATGCTGACAACTAGGATCGGCTCGACGACCATCGTATCGGCCAATAGTGAGGCGCAGCTCCGTAGCGTCACCTGGGCTGAGATAACCAAGTGGCTAAGTATGTCGATACACAGTCACTGGTTCGAGGTGAGCGCGACGCGAGTGCTGCCCGCTAAGTGGATAGCGGAGTTGGTCGAACGAGATCTGAAGATGGGAACGCGCTATTGGGGCGTAGAAGGGCGGTTGTGGAGTGCAGAGAATCCTGACGCATATGCTGGCGTGCACAACTTCGCGGGTGTCATGCTGGTATTCGATGAGGCGAGCGGAATTGATGATAGTATCTGGTCAGTTGCAGCGGGCTTTTTTACGGAAAATACCCCTAATCGCTTTTGGTTGTGCTTCAGCAACCCCCGTCGTAACTCTGGTTACTTTTATGAGTGTTTTAACTCCAAGCGAGACTTTTGGCGAAATAAAATTGTCGATGCCCGCTCCGTCGAAGGCACGGATAAGGCCGTCTACCAACAGATCATTGACGAGTATGGCCCCGACTCAAGCGCAGCCCACGTCGAGGTCTACGGTCAGTTCCCCAACGCGAGCGACGACCAATTCATCGGAAACGCGCTGGTTGACGAGGCAATGGAACGTCCCGCTATATCCGACCAGTCCGCGCCCATCGTGGTCGGAGTGGATCCAGCACGCTTTGGTGCCGACGCTACCGTAATAGCGATACGGCAGGGCCGCGACATA